CAATGACGGTGAGACCTTCTTCGTCCCACCAGCGGCGGAAGTTGTTGTAGGCGATGGTGGCCTTCTCAACGTCTGCCGGCGAGAACTCCGAAAGGTCGGGTTCGTGGTTGTGCAGGAAGCACTCGATTTTGAAGTGGGCCAGCGTGCCGATGTCAGCGGCTTTGTCGCGGACCTTGCGGTAGTCTTGGCCATCCATGCCGAGCTTCCACGCCCAATGGATGAGGCCACTGCTGTCCTCGCCGATCTTGGCGATGGTGCTGGCGCCCGGAACATCGGTGCCGTCTTTCAGCGGATACTTCTGGTGGGCGCGGGTCTTCTCGAGGCGTACGATTTTGCGTCCGTCCTCGGTGAAGCGATCCGGCTCGGCGGGCTTGGTGGCCTTGGAAGGGAGGCGGCGTTTTGCCGCCCCCCTTTTGACTGTGGTGTTTTTGGCTGGCATGAGGGTTACCAGGTGATCTCTTCGTCGTCGGTGCCGGTCTTGCGTGCGGCGGGCTTGGCTTCCGAAACGTCGAAGCCGTAGGACACGGCGCTTGTGCCAGATCCCCAAGTAACCAGATCCAGCACTTGGACTGCCTTGGGTTGCAGGGTGATGCCAACGCCTTTTGTGGCGACATACCAGCAATACGGAATGACGGCGACTTTGATGCGGCTGCCATTGCCGATGTTGTCGGTGATGATTTCGCCTTTGAGGTTGAACAGCGTTGGTTGACGGCTCCATGTCTCGCCGGTTTTCTTGTTGGTTCCGGTCGGATTGACGCGCAGCCTGAGCTGCGTCATGCCGTCATTGGAAACCCAGGGCATGTCGGCAATTTTGACGTTGGGTTTGCGCAGTTCGGTTTTTTTCGCAGCCAGATACGGAGAGAAAATCTCATCGATCTGGGCGATAAACGGAGCAGCCTCTTCGTCCGTCATTTCAAGATCGACTTTGTATTTTCCGACTTCGTCGAACTTCGTGTCCGGGCGGTTGAGGTGGGGGTATCTGGCAATGCCAGCCGGTGTGGTTATGGTTTTATTCATTTTGGTTTTTTGGTTGGATAGGAAAACTGGACTCGCGCATGAGGTGGCAGAAGTCGCGCAGCGTGAGGGTGACCAGCGTGTCGCTGTGGTCGCGGCGGTGGACGACCGCGGAGTATTTGTATTTGCCGGGGCCAAGGTCTTTGTTGGCATCGCGCCGGGCTTGGCAGATGGCCGCATCAAGATCCAGCCGCGCGCGGCCGTGGCGTTTGCATTCAAAGTGCCAGTCCGGCAAGCAGGGCACAATCACGTCCGGTGCGGACACGCCCCAGGCACCTTGCGAGACTTGCGCTCCGCGCTTGGCGGGGAAGCCTTCGGCGGTCAATGCCTTGGCGACTTCGCGCTCGAAGCTGGCGCCTTTCTGGCGGGAGTTGATCATCGGCTTGAATAGCTCCAATATCGGACAACGCCTTCGGGAAGCGTCCTATAGCGCGAGTTTTCCCACTCACCACCCCTAACGTATGTGGCGTTCAAAATAACCCATTCGCCGCAGTCATAGGCTTTTACTGTTAGCGGAATGTTTTTCGGCGGTTCGCTGGCCCAAATATGCACAAAGTTTTTGTCGTCCTTATTCATTGAGCGCCTCCCAAAGTTGTTTCGCCGGTGCGTAGACGGAGCCATCGCTGTCGCTGGTACGGCCGAACGAGGGGGTGCCTTCAAAGCGGGTGAGCGAGGGACGCCATGTGAGGTTGAGTGTGCCGGTGCGGCCGGCGCGGTGCTTGGCGACGATCAGCTCGGCGTCTTGGACTTCCGGTTCCTCGTCTTGCACGGCGTAGTAGGCGGGACGGTGGATCAAGCAAACGATGTCGCTGTCCTGCTCAATGCTGCCGGATTCGCGGAGGTCGCTAAGTTTTGGGCGGTTGTCGCTGCGCTGCTCGGCTTGGCGGTTGACCTGGGCGGCGGCGACGACCGGGATGCCGAGTTCCATGCTCATGGCTTTGAGGCCGCGGGAGACGAAGCCGACTTCGTTTTCGCGGGACTGGGCGCCGGAGTGACTGACGAGCTGTAGGTAATCGACGAAGATGCATTTGACGCCCCAGCGGCGGACGGCGAGACGGGCGCGGCCGCGGATGTCGAGCAGTGTGAGGCCGCCACGATCGTCAACGTAGAGCGGCTCGGCGCTGAATTGCGTGGCGGCGTCGAAGATGCGGTGCTTGATGCTGGCGGTGAGGAAGCCATTGCGGATGATCTCGGTGTTGGTCTCAGCGCGGCCGAGGACTACGCGGGCGGCGAGTTCGTTGGCGGGCATTTCGAGGCTGAAGTAGACGACCGGGACGCCGCGGCGGGACATGTTGTCGGCCATGTTGAGCATGAGCGCGCTTTTGCCCATGGCGGGGCGGCCGGCGATGATGGTGAGCTGGCCTCCGCGGAGTCCGCCGGTGACTTGGTCCAGATCACGGATGCCGGTTTGCAGGCCGAGCTTCTTGCCGCCGGCCATGAGGCTCTCTAGCTCTTCGAGGAGGCCCGGGACGATGGCGCTCGGTGCGCGCATGCTGTCGGTGGCGGTGGTGAGGGAGAGGCTGAGGACGGACTCGCCAGCTTGCTGGAGGACGCTGTCGGCGTCCGCGGCCATGTCCTGAGCGGCGGCTTGCATGGCGACCGATGCGTCAATGATGCGGCGGCGTGCGTGGAGGTCGCGGAGGGTTTGCGCGTGGTATTCGACTGCGGCGCTGCCTCCGGCGTAGTCGCCAAGCATCTCGGTGAGGGCACCGGCGCCGCCTACGAAGTTGAGCTTGTGCTGGGCGTCGATGCGCTGGGTGACGGCGATGACGTTGGGCGTGCCGCCTTCGGCGCGGACCTCAGCGATGGTCTCGTAAATCAAACGATGCGCAGGCGTGTAGAAAAGATCGGCGTGGATACCGGCAACTTCATCGCAGAGCTTTGGGTCAGCCATGAGGCTGCCAAGCACGGTGCGCTCGGTGGCAGGGCTTTGTGGGACGGTGCGTTTCATTTTAGGCGGCGCCTCCGTCGTCATTGTTTTCCAGAACGACTATGACAATGAACGTCAGAACGATCAGCGCGAGGTAGGTCAGAATGAGCGCGTTCATTGGCGCGGCGCTCCTTCTTGCGGCGATACAAATCGGCACGCCACTTGAGCCACTTGTCGGCGGCTTCGTCTACGGCAATAAGATCTTCGGCGATGTGTGGCCATTGTTGTCGGAGGAGTCGTTTGGTTTCAGCATTCATAGGTCGCCGGTGGGTGCTGCAGTGTGGCGGCCTGCGTCATCTGTTGGCAAATGTTGGCATATGTAGGCATACGCTTCAAGGTTTTTTTGGGAGGATGGGCCATTGTTTTAGGTGGCCGAAATCGCGCGGCTCGCTGACGGAAGTGACCTTGCCGCAGACGCCGCAGGGGTCTTCGTGCCAGGTCGAGACGTGGCCCTTGGGCATGCCGCGGCCGTGGGCTTCGCCGCAGGGGCGGCAGATCCACGCGGGGTAAGCCGGCGTGAAGATGCGCTCGTAGTTGGCCCGGTAGCGGTCGCCGTTGACCGGACGCGGGCTGTCGCCTTTGCCGGCGCTCATAGCTTCACTTCCTCCCAAAAGACCTGCCGGTAGTGCTTTTCCAGCTTTTCCATATCCTGCAAGGCGCCCAGATCCTCGGCGATGCGTGGGATATCCCACGACATGGGCATGTGCTTGACCCGGGCGCGGGCCTCGCGGCGGATCTCGGCAGGGATGCGCTTGATTTTGCCCGGAGTGCCCAGCTCGGTCAGGAAGTGGCGGGCCTGAGCGATGGCGCGGGCTTGCTCGTAGGGAAGGCTCATCGGATCGCGGTCGCCTCCTCGATGGCGTCGGATGCCTCATTGGCAACTTCGTTGGAGGGCTTGACGCAGCGGTTGATGACGCGGATGAGGCGATTGTTGGAGCGGATCAGCTCACGGACCTGCGACTCAAGCGAGGCGGTGTTGTCCGCGAAGTTGGAGCCGAAGCCGACTGAGCCGACAACTAACTCGGGGATCATGGTGCTCATTTGCTTGCCCTCCGTTTGCCGCGGCCGAAGATGAAGCCGGAATTGCGGAACGATGGCTGCGTGATCAGCCCGCGCTTGGCGAGGAAGCGGTCGCACGCTGCGTTGATCGACTGAGCCTCGAGCATGAGCCGGCCAAACAGCGGGCCGGTGGGTTCATATTCGAGGGCCAAGGTTTTGCCGTTGTGCAGGGTCATTTGCGGGCCTCCTCAAGCTCGGTGGCGAGTTGGCGGACGAGGGCGCGCAGGGCCATTATCGTGGCGATGCTCTCGTCGGCGATCTGCTCGACGTATTCGACGTTGACGTTGAGGTTGGT